CCTGCCGCTCTGCTCCATTTTAAGCTCCGGCGTCTGTAAGACAACGCCAGCGCCAAACTGAAATATTCCGATATGCTCCGGGTTTGCCTGCATCAGGACATCGACGCAATACTCATCCCCATAGACTTTCTTGGCGATAGTGTCCCACATATCGCCGCTCACCGTCGTATAAGGCACGACGTATCACCTCACTTGCCGTAAGCCACTCTGCGGTGCTTTTTCCACCAGCGTTCCATAAACTCTTCAAACAGCCGGTACAGTTCTTCCACCTTGCGCCGGGCCTCCGCCGGGTCCATGTCGCTGGAGAACGCAATGTTCGGTGCAAACACGATCTGCGGCGGGTCATCCCCTGCATCATCGCTATTGGTCGCGCCCAGCATCTTACCGGCCATCTTCCAGATGTCGATATTCTGCTGGCGGACTCCGCTCTGGAACGAAATGACTGCTTCCGTTCCGGCCTCGCCCGCGATGGACGGTCCCGTGGTGAAACCACCTTTTGCAAATTGAGGCATGGGAACCTCGGCCAGATTGAAGCCGAAGGTCTTTCCGCCGATGCCCGGAATCCAGTCCGGGGTCTGCACATGGATTTTGTTCAGCGCCCCGATGATGCCATTCACAACATTGATCGTCACCGACACGATGCCCTTGATAAGCCCGATGATGCCCATGATGACAGGCTCGGCGATGGGCAGGAGCGTCTGGACGATGCCAACCACGACCTTGATTGCATTGACCAGTGTTGTTCCAATCAGGCCGACCACCGCCGAGAGCAACGGTATGACCGCCGGGAGTCCCTGTGTCGTCGCAAACGAGAACACATCCACCAGTAGCGGCTTGATGTAATTTACACCAAGATCAACCAGTTGGTTGAAAATTCCGACGACCGCGGTGATTAGCGGGATGAATGTGCCGAACGCCTGCCCCGCGCCGGCCCCGAAGGTTTCGGTGATAAAACCTTGGATACTTGCCAGCCCCTCCGGTGAAAATGCTTTCTGGATTGCTCCGGCTGCATTCTGCACCACGCCCACAAATCCGTCGAAGATAGCAACGCCTTTGTCGCCAAATGTGTTCTGGACGATTCCGCGAATATTATCGAGGTTGTCGCCCAACAGGCTTACTAGCGCAATAATCGTGCTGATGGCAAGAATGACCGGGGCAGTAGAACCGAGCATCCCAAGGAACACCTTGCCCATAGCAAGAAACGGCGAAGCTGCGCCCTTGGCAATGCCTCCGGCATTTAAGCCGCCCCTTCCAAACACCGAGCCTAGGCCTGCACCCGCTACCTTCAAAAGGCTGCCGGAATTGTTGATTTCTTGCAACATCGCCGCCTTTGCATTTGTAGGAATGTTTTTTACATTCTGCGCCCATCCAAAGACGGGAAGTGACTGGATAAGTCCCGGATTCGCGCGAAAATCTTTGATATTGCCTATCATCGATTCGCCAAATCCTTTGACTTTTCCAAACAGCTTCGCCCCACCGCCTACGGCTTTCCTTCCGCCCACAGAGAAAAGTCCGGCGATGCCCTGTATTCCCTGCTCGATTTTCGGCGCAGCAGCCATACCGGCCCAAACCGAGGCGATTGCTCCAAGCGTCCCCGCTGCCTGCGGGCCGTTGCTGGACAGGTATCCGAATAACTGCTCCGCCTTCGACATGATTTTATCAATGCCGTTCAGCGCCGTATCCATCATGCTGTCCAGTTTCGGTGTTATGTCCAACATGAAGTCCTTTGCATAGGGCAGCAGCCGCGTTCCAATCTGCTGTGCGAAGACCTGCACCTTGTTGGACGCGATGCCGAACATATCATTCCAGTTGTCGATGCTGGTAATGAATGCGCGGTCTGTGACCTCCCCAACCTTTTGGTTCTTTAAGTCCTGTAGCTGCGCAAGTTTATCCTCATACACGCCCATCGTGTTCAGGATGCCTTGTGCCGCTTTCAGGTCACGCATGGAGAAGAGCGCCGCAAACCTCGTCGCGTCGCCGCCAGTATACTCACCCAGCTTTTTAATAGCGCCGCCAATGCCTTCCGTCCGCACCATCGCATATGCCGACTCATAGCCCAGTTTCTTTACTGCACCCGCCAGCGCAGTCGATGGTTTCAGCATCTTGGTGTAGAGGGTATTCAGCGCCGTACCCACGGTGTCGGTATTACCGATAACGCCGGTCAATGTCGCAAAGCCTGCATATAGCTCTTCCTGCGAAACCTTCAAGTCTGCCGCAGAGCCAGAAGCTTTCTGGATACCGTTCGCCAGCTCTGGCATGGTGGTCTGTCCGAGTCGGATGGTTTCAAAGGACAAATCCGACACATGGGCGACCGCGTCAGCCGAGGTATCGCCGTAGGCCTTCGTGACTGCGGCCAGCGCATTGACGGTATCCACCGTCTCCGCCTGTCCGGCAATCGAAGCCTTTACTGACGTCTCAAGGATTTTTGCCGTATCAGCGGTATCCTGAAATGCCGAAATGACCTGATAGGAGCCGGCGGCGATTTCCGTCGATACTCTGCCGGTGATCCGGCTGATGTTCATAACGCCCTGCGTCAGCTCTGCCGTGCGGGCGGCGGTCTGCTCCGTTGTGCCGGTCAGCAGTGTGCGCGTCTGTGCCATCGCCTTTTCGAGGCCTGCGGCCTGTTTGCCGCAATACCCCATTATGCCCGCCGTCGCCGTTGTCACACCAGCAATGGCAGCCGCAGAGACTTTTGCAAATCCGCTCATGCCCCGGGCAAGGCCCGACGTCTGGCTCTGCGCTGTCTTGATGGCTTTCGTCAGAGACGAGTCTACTTTGCCCGCAATGCGGATGCTGAGTTCTAGTGCATTGCTTTTCGCCATTGTTCCTGCATCTCCTGAATGTCCTTGCAGGTGTCAAGGAAGTCGCCTATCGGCATCTGCATGAAAAAATTGATTCCGGTGTGCGTAGCGCTGGATGCTGCAATGGCAAGCTTGCGGAGAGCTTTTGCCCCGCCGCTTACTCGAAAAAAGATGCAGAGTTCACCGTGCTGCGCACCTTCACCGCATCCACCAGCGGCATCTTGGTAAAAAACTCGATGGGGTTGCCGGTGGCACGGGAAGCCAGTGCGCAGGAGTACACGAAGAAGTTCTTCATGTTGGCCGAGTAGATACCGGTTTTCAGCACCTCGTTCTCCGCCGCCGACACATCCTTGCTGGTCAGCTCCTCTACACCCGACAGGTCGATAACGCTTACAGCCTTACCGTCATAGGTGTACGGCTTGTCCAGCGTCACCACGCGGTCTTTTGCTTTGTTGCCATCGGCGGAAAACACGCCCTGCACAGCGGTGCGCACCTTGTCACTCAGACCGATGGGCATACCGTTGAAGAACTCCACGGGCTGCTTTGCTGCCATCGCGGCGATTTCGTCGATAAACGCCTGCGACGCCTCCGGCGCATACAGAATCACCGAATCCTCGCCTGTGCCAACGACATTCTTCTGCGCCTCAATGGCGTCCTGCATGGTCAGGTTCTCCATGCCAGACAGGTCGATAGCGGCATATTCCTCGTCCTCAAAGAGATAGGGCTTTTTCAGCCCGATCACGAGATTCTTGCTCATGGTGGTTTGTCCTTTCTTTCCAAAAATCAGCCACCCCAGACTCCCGGGGTGGCCGCTTATCAAATCATTTTATTCAGCTCCGCCAGCATATCCTTACCCTTCACGCGGTAGATATTGTTGAGCTTATCGATGGCAATAAGCTCCTCACCCGCATTCTCCATCTTGTAGCGGACCGTCTCGAGGGTAACGCTTGCTTCCATCTGACTGCCCGCTTCCAGAGAGCCGCCCTTAAAGCCCTTGACGATTCCGCCCTCCACGATGCGGAGTTGCTTCGTGGCGAAGCCGCCGGACTTCAATGCGCACTGCGTCGCACCACGATAGATAAGCTGCACGTCCATGCCCTGCTGCAGCAGTTCTGCCAGATCCTCTCCAAGCAGTGTAAGCGGAATCTCATGCTCCGTTTTCTCCCACTGGCCGAGAGTCGGCACTTCGATCTCACCGCCGACGCCGGCACCGGACATGGTGGAGGTCTTCATCTTAAACTCAGGCGTGTCCACTTTTCCGGTAACTCCGAGCTTGACGCCGTTCGTGTAGATATTGTACGCTATGACCTTATCAGGGATTTCCGCATTCATAAATTCTCCCTCCTTTACGAAGCCATGGCCTCAGCGATGGCACTAACGTCGAACTCCACGACCTCCTCAATGGCTTCCGCCGGGAGATACGTCGCAACATATTTATGAAAATACAGCTTACCGTCGGCCAGCGTCTGCTCCGTGTTCTCGCTCTCGAGATACGCCATCTCATACCGGGCGCAGATTTGGCTGGAAACATAGCTCGCACCGATGGTATTCTGCTGTTCGATGACGGCCTCACGCAGGCGCGGGTTTGCCCGCATATCCACATTGCCGAAGTTGGTCAGGATGAAGTTGTTGTCGTCATAGCTCATGAAGCGGCGGGCAGAAATGTACCGGTCCTTCGGGTCCGTGTTAGACGGATACGCGACCGTATTGTTTCCCCACAGCCTGAAACCGTTGAAGTTCAGGAAGGTCACGATGCCAACGCTGTTAACATAGTTTGCCTGATCGAGGTCGAGGTAGATTTCCTCGCCGTCCTCCGTACAGATAGCCGTCGCACTGACTGCGATGTTGGACATCGGCGGCATGGGAATACCGTCGTTCTCCGCATCCTGCCGCGCGATATAGGCCGCTGCAAAAGAGCTGGGGCTGTACAGCACCTCGCCGACCTTCGGGCAGCCCCACACTGCTGCACAGTTGGGGGACGTGAGTGCCTGCGCAGTCTTCTGGGTCCGCACATCGGTGTACTTCTGCGCACCGGTGGACGAGCTGTCCAGATCGACCCAGCAGAAAAGACGCCAGATGCCGTTGAGCATCGAGGTCTTGGCCTGCATGATAGCTGCGCAAGTCGGGTCTTTGCTGAACCACGGTGCAACCAGACTCCCCGGGACGACACCAAGTTTCGGAAAAACTTGGCGCAGCACTTCCATGCCGGTCTCTTTACCGTCCACAGACACGCCGCCGATGACATCCTTACCTTTCACCTTCTCAGGTGCGATGCGCTTGCCCGAAACGGTAAGCTGGGTCTTGCCCGCGCCCTTGCCGTCGGGCAGGACAGCCAGCGTCACAGTGCCGTCATCATTGAACGCTGCCGTGTAGTCCGTGCCGCTTTCCAGCGTCACGTCGTCGGCTTTGACCACCAGTTTGTCCAGCAACAGGCCGATGGTGTCCAGCCGGGCAGTGCCATCATTCACCTGTACCACGTTCTCCGGCACATCGTCCGTGTGTTCTGCCTTGTTCGGGTCAAGCACATTGATGACGATCACCGGCGACACATTTGCGATTTCAAACGATGCCGAGAGCGAGCCACAAATCGTGTACGCCTTGAAA